GAAGTTGCGTTTGACGAAGGGCAGCGTTCTTTAGCGTTGCAAATTTTGAAACTCTCAGGAGAAATCTAATGGTAGATGGTGAGGCAGAAACTCCGGAAAATGGAGTCCCCGAAACCCCCGAAACTCAAAACGTGGAGCAGCAACCACCGGAAACTGTTTTTGACGGTGTGGAAACAGAACCGCCCACAAAAGAGGAGCCGACGGAAGAGCTGGTTAATACTCCCGAAAGGCCGGCCGAGGAAGAACCGGAAACCGAAACAGCCGAGCGTCCAGATTGGCTACCGGAGAAATTCAAAACGCCGGAAGAGTTAGTCAAAGCCTACAATGAAATGGGCAAAAAGATTCGGGAAAAAAGTGAACCGCCGGAATCTTATGAGATAGCTGTGAGCAAAGGTGATGAGCAGGAAGCTATCGAACTTACTGACGCCGAGGTCGAAGTCTTCAAAGACGCTAATTTGACTAACGAGCAGGCACAAAAAATTACTCAGTATTTCCATGAGCATGTTGTGCCTGAACTTATCGAGGCAAAAGCATCTATCGAAAAAGATAGGCTGGCGCTGGAATGGGGCATGGATGCTAGCAGCAACGCGTTTACGCAGCAGCTTGCGCAGGTTAAATCGTGGGCACAGCAAAACTTACCGGATTCGATTGTAACTGAGCTGTCCCGCTCGGCCGCTGGCGTTCGCACTATGGCTAACATGATGGAACAGGGCGCCCAAGGGCAACGGGTTAGCGGAAGCACGTCCGAGTCCCGGCCGGACAAAGCGCAACTTATGGAAATGATGAATGACGAACGCTATTGGAGTGGAGATGAAACGTACAGAGATTTTGTACGTCAACAATTCCAAAAGGCGTTTGATTAAAAGTTGACATAAGGAAAACTAAACCAGTATGCTTGATGGTAGTGAAAAAACGGCTTACCCGTTGATCGGCCCCGATTTTTTCTATGAGTGCCTAAGCTGGCCCCGTACAGGCTCACCCAGCGCAAGCAGTCGGTAAACTAAACTACCTTCTTAATGTGTGAGGGATTAAAAAATGGCTACAACTGTACCTGTCTCTTTTATTGAGCAGTATGAGGCCGAAGTAAAACAGGTGTATCAGCGTGAAGGATCGCTGTTGCGCAATACTATTCGTACTCGTACTCAGATCAACGCAGAACGCGTGTACTTTCCGATTTTAGGCAAAGGCTCTGCCACGTCTAAGGCTCGGCACGCTGATGTTACACCGATGGACTTGGAGCACACTCGGGCTTTCGCTACGATGGAAGACCACTATGCTCCTGAGTATATTGATGAGCTGGATCAGGCCAAATTGAACTGGTCGCTGGCTTCTGAATATGCACGTGCATCTGGTAACGCACTTGGGCGCAAAACGGACGACATTATTATTGACGCTATGACTAGCACCGGTAATGTGACTGATCCTAACGCGCTTGATAGCGGTGCAAGTAATGCACTTACGTTGAAAGTTATCGCTGAAATTTCTCGGATTCATAACGCTGCGGATGTGCCTTTGGACAACATGCGCTACGCCGTTATCAGCCCAGAAACGCACGCGGAGCTACTTCAGCTAAGTGAAGCGACCAGCAGCGACTTCACCACTACCCAGCTACTCATGAATGCTCGTGAGCCGGCTATGTGGATGGGTTACCGCTGGATCATGCACACAGGCTTGCCGGATGGGGTGAAGGGTTACTTTTACCACATGCAGTCTGTGGGTCACGGTATTTCTCGTGATGTCACCACTGAGGTGAACTACATTGCGCAGAAAGTCGCGTTCTTGGTTAATTCGTACATGAGCATGGGTGCCACCATCATTGATGAGCCTGGCATTATCAAGCTCGAAGACAGCTAAGGAGGCATGACCGATGGCTTTTAAACGCGAAGAACTGAGCCAAATGGCTTACACGGGGGCTGGAACTGGTAATGCGTTCTGGTTCTACACCAACAGTGAAGAAGACACTGTAACGGCGAGCAATTACTTCAACGATGCGGCGGACGAGCTGCAGGTTGGAGACCTAATCTACGATGTAGACGGGGCTGGTTTTGTTGCAGTATCGGCTATCGCTGCCGGAGTAGTTACCGTAGCGGCCGTACCTGGCGCTTAAAATAAAAACCCCGGATGCGCCTCTGCTTACGCATGCGCCCGGGGTTCAGTCAATAAAGGGGGTGCCCCATGGCCGCAAGTAGCCTCGAAGTCATAAATGACGGGCTGATTCGACTTGGGGTTCCCCCTTTAGCTTCACTGTCAGATCGCAGTGCGCAGGCGCTCGCTGCGGATTCTATTTACAAGACAATAAGAGAGTCGTTGCTTGCAGAGCATCCGTGGTCTTTTGCCTTACGGGAAGTGAAACTTCCTAAATTAGCGCAGGAGCCAGAAGAAAAGCGGTCTACAGAGTTTGACTTTGCTTACCAATTACCTTTCGATACTTTGCGTGTTTTGGGGCTGTATAGTACCGATCAATTCCGTTTGGCGGGGGATCAACTCTACACAGATGACAACGATGCTAGGTTAATTTATGTCCGCAACGTGGCGGAGCAAAAATGGCCTTCTTACTTCACTAAATTAGTGTCTTACTCGTTCGCTTCTGCGGTAGCGATTTCATTGACTGAACAGACTTCGCGTGCGCAGCTTATGGCAAATTTAGCCGCCGAACAAAGGCGCACGGCTAGAAGTGTAGACTCTTCGCAGACACCGCCGTATGTGTTCAACCTTATGCGTATTTACACACGACGTACGCACAACCCGTTGGCGATGGGATGACAGTATTCGACCACACTACAGGCTTTACTCGTGGGGAAGTCGAGGCTTCTGTATACGATAGGTTTGATGTCGAATTTTTCCGATCCGCTAGCAAGCGAGTAGATAACTGGTTCCCTGATGTAACCGGGGCTTTAGAGCGCCGTCCACCGTTTGTTGCGATGGGCAAGGAGGAGCCTGTAATACTACAGCGGCGACCAAGCGTGGTACCGCCAGAAGTAGAATGTGGACGCTTTTTCCTTCGTACGTTTTTATTTCGCCGCGACACGTATTTAATTCTGTTTCGTAAAGTATGTGACGACGGGTGGAGGTCAATCACACTTAGTGTGTTTCGGGTAACACAAGACCGCGATGTTATACCGCAGTTTGAAGATTTTTTCGTGGTTCACTACTCCAACGAAGCTGGCGATTTAATAACTGCGCTAAACGACGCTGGCGAAGACATACCGCCCGATTCGTTTGACGGTAACTCACCAGAGGATTTCCAAAGGAATTTGGGCGAAGCATTATGCTTTGCTCAAGTAGGCCCGGCGGTGTTCATTACTTCGCCGCTGTTCCCGCCTTATCGGATTTTTATAGACGATAACGGCGATGCACAGGCTGAGCTAGTTGCTTGGTTTGAAGAGCTGGTTGGCGAAGTGGAAGTTGAGCTTAACAAAAACAAATGGGAAGGCACTGATACTTTGTTTGAAGATCAGTTGTCGGTAGGCGAAAAATTTTATTTCCGCGGGGATGAGTACGAAGTACAAAGCATAGCTAACCAAGAAGAAATGCGGTCAACTACAAACTTTGACACGGTAAACGTGTCTGTAGCAGGCGAACGGATTTCTAAAAAAAGTACAGTCTTTGATGATGACTGGCCGCGACTATGCACTTTTTACAAAGGGCGCTTGTTAATTTTTTCTACTCGAACCAAGCCGGTTGGGATGTTTGCTAGTCGCCCTAGTGATCCGTTTGTTATACGACCAGGTAGTGTTTTTGATGATGCGCCAATCGAGCTAGAGCTGCTGACAGAAGGCGCAGAGTCATTTCAATGGGTAAGCTCTGGCGAAAAGATTTTGCTTGGTGGCGGGCAATCAGAATATATAGTTGACACGTTATCTGACGTACCGCTAACGCCCACGTCTTTTTCTTTTTATAAAGTGGCTAACAACGGCGGGGCCTCGCTGCAACCGTTTACTTCCAACGCCAGCACAGTGTTTACTAATCGCGGTAGGACACGGGTGCAATCTGTGCAGTTTAACGATCAACGCGCCGGCTTTGTGGCCCAAGACATTAGTTTGTTGGCCCCGCACTTACTAGAGAACAGAATACAAGACTTAGTGTTTCGCCCAGGTACGCAAAACGACCGCGCGCCGCGCATATTCGTACTGACCGATGAGTTTGAATTGCGCTCATGTACGTTTGCCGAGCAGGAAAACGTAGTAGCTTGGAGCCGTATTAGTTTTGCAGAAGGCATCGAACCAAGAGCAATCGCTACGTCGCCTGATGATTTTTTTGTTATTTTGCGTACTCCAGATGATTCGTTTGTGCTTTCGGTATTGGATGTCGAAAACACTGAATTTTACCTTTTGGATTTGGTGCAGACTTATACTGCGACCGCAGGGGTAGTTACATTGTCGGAGATACACCACAACACTACCGTGGCAGTATTGGACGGTTCGAGGTTTGTGGGATTTTTTAACACGACAACAGAACTAGACATAGAAGATGAGGAATTTTCCGGCGAGCTAATTGTAGGCATTACTTACGCTTCCCGCTTAGAAATGCTGCCGCCAATAGCACCACAAGAGAACCGGGGGGCGTCGCTAAACCGCGTCATACGGCTACTGCGAGTGCTTGTTGGTATCGAGGAAGCCTACGAAATGTCTGTAAACGAGGAACCTCTATTCGGCACCGTCGCAGAAAACGATGTTACTGGGTTCCCCAAACGGGAAGGTACTTTTGAGCGGCGGTTTTTTGGGTTTACCGAAAGCCCTAACACTTCGATAAGCGTAACCAGCCTATACCGTGCTAAATTACGGTCAGTAACCAGAGAACTGCAGGTAAGCGGGTAA